TTGGTCATTTCTTTCTAGCTCTAGCCTTAGCTCTAATATCTAAATCATGTTTTCGAGAACCTCTCAACAAAGAATTAACTCTAGCCATAGCCCAAGCAGACATTGGTATCTTTGGTCTTGAGCCACTAGATAACCATGCACCCTGTCCTCTACGATAAACACTCTTTAGGTCATTAAGGTTAAAGGTTTTAGATTTCTTAGCTTTGGTTTTTAAATTGGCAACTACTCCAGTAGATAAGGCTTTTTTCATAACCATTAGAGCTTACCTCTTTTTTTAAATAAACTAAAAGGGATTCTTTTTCCTTGTTTATACAAGTCAGACATACTTTGTATAAGTGATACCCTTTGACTTCTTTTCTTTCCTTTTAAGCCTGAGAGATACTTTTTTGGTATTCCTGACTTTTTGTCCTTTGGTACTTTTCGTGCCACCGATTAGCTCCTTTCCTACTGTTGTTGTTAAGATATCCATTTGACTATTCCTTGTTGATGATATTCTTCTATTATTTTCTTTTCTCTTTCAGGGTTATGTCGTGAACCATGATTCTTATTTCCAAATAACCTTCTATGATGTCTATTTCTTGTTTCAAAAAAATCATATCTATCTAAATAGATAGGTAATTGACAAACCTCATAAGTATAAAACCAATATAAAGAACTCATGCCAGTAGTTGGCATTTCTAATTGAAGGTCTCCTCTCATTTTATGATAAGGAGTAAATCTCCATTTATAAGTATAAGGTTTTAGGTAATCAGGGAAATGATGAAGTCTTGTTTCATTATCTTCAGCATTTAATCTAATAATTGTTTTCGGATAGATATTCGGTAAATCTTTAATCTCATTAAAAGCATTAGCACTAAGATTATTAACCCAAATATCACAAGGTTCATAAATACCTAGATTCATTCTAACTTTAATGAATCCTCTATAGCTCCTATCTTTACCTGACTCGGAGTTTCCTATTAAGACAACTTTTTTATTTCCTATGAAATCTTTAATGTTGTCTATTGTAATCATTTAGTGAACTTTAAAGTATAATCTTTGTAATCAGAAAAGATTTCTTGCCACCATTCTCTTGGCTTGATTGTAGCATGAGCATTTTTACCATTCGGTAATAGCTTAATGGCTTTTCCAGTATGAACAGAAATAAAATGATGCTTAGCCTTAAAACTAAAAATATCATCTATAACATCTTTGAGTCCGATTTGAGGAATATGTTCTAAAACATCAATACAAATAACTAAGTCAAATGTGCCTGTAGGCTTAGCAGAATATCTTAAAACTGCTGGGTCAAAGTTTGTGACATTCCATTCTTTAGGTTGATGTTTAGCTTGTCCACATCCATAGTCAAGAATAGTCTCATAGTTATTATCTTTAATAAGTTTGTTAATTTCAGGAATATAATTTAAGAGAGTTCTGCCTTCCCAATAATTATCTTTTTGATGAACTAACTTAGCTTGTTCTAAGTATTCTTCATATTCATTCATTATTTTTTCTTCTTTTTCTTTTTGGCTTTTCTGGCAGTAGATAAAGCAATTGCCACAGCTTGTTTTCTAGATTTACCAGCTCTCATTTCTGTTCTAATGTTCTTGCTGACAGACTTAGCCGAATAACCTTTAATCAGTGGCATTATTTTTTCCCTCTATGTCTTGAACCCTTCATAAGAGTCCCATCTGGCATGTAGTGGTAGCCTTTGGGTGCTTTTTTTCTTTTTGTTCTTTTTGTACTCTTTCTTTTAGTTGTGTATACCATTTACTTTCCTTCCAATGTTTAAAACAATAAAACTGAATATTAAATCCATTATTAACTGGAACACCGAAAGAGCCATACTCACCACAAAAGCAAATTTGATTTTCAACTCTTTCATAAGGTGTCCAGCTATAAAATTCTTTTAAAGAATACACTTAGTGCATTAAGCTATGACCAAACCAAACAACTACAATTAAAGCAATTAGTTTGATTAGGTTTTCTTTAGTCCAATAGGGGTCTAGTTCATCAAGTACCCAATTAACTTTATCCATTATCCAATCTTTCATCATTTCTCCTTCTTAAATTTATCGGCTATCTTTTCACCTGACCTACCGACTACATATCCACCCACACCGACTAAAACGATATTGAGTAAAGAGTTCTGAACACTCTCAGGAATGTTCGGAGCAGTGAAACCAAACCAATGAGCTACAACTAAACCTGCAAAGACCAACATTAATAAGGGTCTCCAGTTTCTTTGTAGCCATCCACCTTTAGCTTCAGCAGTAATAATCTGTGCTTGAGCTTCTAGTTCTTTTAATTGACCTGATAATAACTGTTGCTGGATAGATTGTTTAATTTTTTCAGCTTCAGCTTTGTTATCAATAGTTTTGTCAATTGTATTGAATAAAGTTTTTACCATTGGTGCGACTGCACCTAATAATCCTAACATTGTTAAAACCTATAAAATAAATGATTACCAATAGTGGCAATCGGTTGCTTTATTGTATCATCTTCATCATTTCTCACCCAACTCGGTAAAATGCCAGTTGTATGATAATGATTAGCTCCATCAGTAGGGTCGGAGACTTTCTCATCTAAAACAGATTGACAGATTTCTATTTGGTCTTTTAAATCTTCTTCAGTGAGTTTATCCATCTTTGCTTTATTAGGGTCAGACTCTAACCAACAAGAAAACTGATATTTCTTTAGACAGACTTCTTCAATGGTTTTCCCCCACCATCTGGGGTTATCGGCTCTGTTCTTAATGACCCAAGCTACTGCTATTTGTCCTTTAACAGATTCACCTCTTGCTTCACCCCAAACAGTTTTAGCCATTGTTATTAGTTCACTCATTTTTTCTTCTTTCTGATACTAGGTAACATCTCGACAATGATTTTACTAGCATCATCAAACAATATTCTTAAATGACCAATGTGCATATCAATACTATTTGTTTCTGTAATTTCTGCTTTTTCTTCATTAGTCATAGTCAATCGTATTTTGTTACCAATTCTAACTATTCTCATAGATATATATTATTATCCCATGAACCATTCTTCTTCAAGACCATAGGAACAATATAAGGAATACCATTGGTGATAACCCCACAAGATAAAATAGGTTTAGCCAAATTGACTTTCATATAAGCCATAGCGAGAGACTTCTTATCAACTAGACACCCAACAGTCATTCCAAAATTCAGATGGAAATCATTCCCTGAGTATTTAATTTCACTAACAGTATGATAATGACCTTGAACACAGCTCATAGCACTGGCTTGAACTGATTTAGATATATCTCTAGTCATTTGATGACCAAAAACAACTTTTCCTTTATCGGTCTCTAAAACTAATCTTTCAATCCATTTCCATTTACTGGAAACATTTAGAATCTCATTGTAGTCTTTTAAGAACCATTTAGACATTCCTTTAGCCATAGCTCTGCGTAATATCATTGACCCATGATTACTTTCTAATAACCACATAGAAGGAAATATTTTCTCTAACTGACCACATAAAGACTGTCCTGCCAATAACTCATCTGCTGGACTCGGCAAGTCAGGATTAATAACATGGCTCACATTGATAGAGTGCCAGTCCATCTCATCCCCAATATGAACCACACAATCAGGTCGATAGTGTTTATTAAGTCTTTCTAAAAACCGAAAAGTGTCCTGATGGTGATAGGGAAAGTGAGTGTCAGAGATAACTAATATTTTTTTATAAACTGTCATACTCGGTTGCATCTACACAAGCAAATCTATATTTATTAATATCATATTCTTTCAATAATAAATGCAGTTTAGTTCCTTGTTTTTCGCAATTCTTTAAAGAAGTATGTTTTTCATTAACAGAAATACAAACTGAGTTATAACAAAAATATCCCACAAGGAATATTGCCTTTAAGGTCACTTAATGACACCTAGTAATTTTACAAATCCCACAAGGATAGCAACTACAGTTCCAATCACGACTAATACCTTTAATCCACCTTTAGCCATATTGATTGATTTATCTAAATCCTCAATGCGTTTATTGGCGTTTTCTAAACCTTCTTGGAGATGGTCAATCTTTTCTTCCATTACTGTTAATTTAGTAATGAGAACTTCTACCTTTTCTCCTATTTCTAGTTTAGTCATGTTAGCCATTTTATTTACCTAATTCTCCTAGTTTAACTTGTTGCTGTTTTTCAAAAGTATCAAATAACTCTTTTTCTTTTTTTTGTTTTTCATCATATTCTGCTTTAGCTTTACGCATAGCCAAGACATCATCTACAGTGACCTCTAGATATTTCTTTTCCCATTCATATTTTTCATTGGTTCTAGTATCTAGTCTTTTCGTCACCCATAAGATTTCTTTTTTTAAATCTTCAATGGTTTGAGTCTGTTCTTTTATTATTTTATCTTTTTGCCTATTTTTTTGCTTAGATTCTTTTAATTGATTTTCTAACTCTGTAGCTGTTGCCATGATATCCCCTTATTTTGCCATTGCATCTTGGTCTAATAACCAAGAAATTCTATCTAACTGTTTTCTCATCTTATCATAATCTTTGTGCATTTCCATAATCCTAGTCATATCTCTTTCATTGTTGGCTATTCTGCTATCCATTTTAGAGATAAACCATACCAGAGATACTGATTGAACTGCAATCGCTAATATTATTCCTATTGATTTGCTATCTAAGTTCATTATCTCGCTACCACAGGTACTCCAGAACTAGTGACAAAGGGGTTTTCTGCAAATGCCATGTAGATGTATGTATTACTTCCATAATTAAAATCACCATTATTTGACCTTAATTTTATTCCGTTAGATAAAAAATCACAATTATTGTTACTACTTGTTTGTTCTGCTGAACTTGAATTTGGATTTAACCATTCATTAGTTACATTATAATCGCTTCTTTTATTATCAATTAAAATCCAATCACCTCCAGTTGATGTAATTTTTACTATTAAAAAAGCAGGTTTAAACCCTGTATATAAAAACACTCCGTCTGTGCTTCCATTGGCAGTATAACTGCCAAATTTAGAGTATCCCTCTACGGAATGGAAGGCATAGATTAATTGTGATTTTCCACTTCCATTACTATCACCTGCTAAACCTAAATTAATTACACTAGATGTTGGTGCTGAAGGAAATACATTTGCATTTACACTTTCTGCAGTTGTATCATTTAGTAAAAGTTTATAATTCCAATTTGTTAATCCTGTATGTCCTGTTTGCCAAGCAGTACCTGCATCTGTTCTTTGTTTACAGATTACCATTTCTGGTGCTTTTGTTAATCCATGTCCGACACTCCCAGATGCACCTGTTCCTGTATAAGTGACTATAGAAAATCCTGCAGTAGTATTCGCTTGAACTGTTGAGGTAATACTTCCGTCTGTGTTAGATGATGTAGTACCACCATTGGCTTTCCAACTCCAACTTGCATAAGTATCACTAGAACCATTTATTGAACCTTTAGCATCCATAGTCCAACCATCTGAATCAAAAGATTTAAGACCATCACTATCTGTTGCCTCAGCACCAGCATTATCACTACTTAATCTTTTATTAGCACCACTAGTGCTATTGTATATCATGTGAGAAACTGCGTTATTTCTTTCTTTTATCCAGACAAAATCTGGTTGAAATCCAACACCCGTTATTGACCTATCAGTACCACCATTACCCGTATATAAAACAGTATTAAAATATTGACTCCCATCATCAATCGTAGGGGATAATTCAGTTGCTAGGTTTTGAGTACAGAGTGCTAGATAGCCAGAGGGTGGTGCGTATTCAAAGTTTCCATATCCGTTTCCGTCACTGTTGCCAGATGAGATTGTATAAGGTGCATTACCAAAATTACAATCCATTCTAGTGGCATAATCGTTTCTATTATCACCAACTCCAAAATAATATACACCATCTTGTGTTAATGTAGGGTCTGTAATAACTACACCACCTGTACCTGCACTTGGGTCAGCACTATTTTGCCAAGTACCATTTTTAGAAAAATATAATCTATTATTATCTAAATCTAAACCTATACCAATAATATCGCCATCATCCCAAGTAGCACCATAACCTATATAAGTGCCACCATCACCACCTGCTGTATTATTACTATCTACATTTCCATTACTAGCTGAATACCCATAATTGTATTGACCTGCTGATAAGTTATCTGAATTTCCACCTGCTATACAAGGTCTTGATGCAATTCCTATTTTTGCATAATCTGGAATGGTGACTGCTTTAATTTCACAATACCATTTTCCTGTTGATACTCCCATTGTGGAAATATTAAAAACAGTATCTACACCACTAGCAAAATCTACTCTTAAATTACCTTCTGATAAAGTTGCAGGATTATAATAATTTGCTAATGCGTTAATTGTAGCAAAGTTATTAGTCGGTGTATCAGTTGTTTGGTCAGTAGATGCTAAATTAGTAGGGGTGAAGTCATTACCATTACCAGATTGGTCAGCACCTAAACTTCCACTGTTTTCAAAATCTAAATAAAAACCGTTTGTTCCGTATGTGCCTGTGTATTGGATTGGTTTCCATATTCCACTATCTTCATCAAATTCACCAAAGTCAGTATGTGCTTTCGCTTGTCCATCTATTGCGTGAAATTCTGCTATATATCCGTCAAAATATTTATCACTAGATTGCCCATCACCACCTATATAATAGGTTTTACCATTGGTAAGATGATTAACTGTATCATTAAGATTAGGATAAGTTTCTGTTCCAAATGCAGTTTGTTTTACTCCATTAATATAAATATTTACTCTATCACTTGCTGTTGCTTGGGTAGTGTCATAATTTACAAAAAAATGATACCAAGCACTTACATCTCTTTGTATTGCAGTTAAATTTAAATCTAAATTTGTTGTTTGTGTTTCCCAACCGAATTGAAGATTGTTTCCACTTCTTAAATATATTGCACCTGTTCCACTTCCGTCATTAAATCTATATAATGACCTAAATGTTGATGTAACATTTCCTATTTTAAACCAAAAAGAAATAGTTGATTTTTTTCTATCAGTTGCTGTTGAAGATGGTGTATATGATAATAATGGACTATCATTATCATTAAATCTAAGGGAGTTATTAATAGCATATCCGCCTACTGCACTGTTTGCTCCCAATACAGGAAATGTCATTATAAAACCTCTGTTATAGGAAATTCAGCTAAAGGTCTTGTGATATTACCTTCAGCATCTTCGGTGTATTCGTATAATGCTTTTAGTTCATCAACAGTCGTACAAGCATTAATCTGTGTTTCCATTTCATTAGATTTTGCTCTTACGTTAGTTCTATAAGTGGCAATATCTGTTGGCACAGAATAATCAGCTACTTCATTTGCTTTGATAACATACCAATCAGTTGGTGCAAGTAGTCCACCTGCTTGTTGTTTGATGATTGAAATTTTTTGACCTTTTAATCCGTATTGTTTGATGTCACCTACTGCTTTATCATCTGGGATTTCATCACCTTCAACAAATAAAACATCATCTAAAGGTTTAGGAGTAGGAGTACCATAACTGCCAATAACAGAACTGCCATCAAAAGAATAGCTAATATTCGTATTAATATAATATGCTTCATCTTTTTTGTTGGTGTTATCCACCGATACCTCGTAGATGCCGATTGCGTTTCTTTCATCTTCACTCCATAAATTATAAATTGATTTTGGATATTGATTATCACCGATAGTAATTCCTTTATTAGAATTTACTATTTTAACGAATTTTCCGTTTTCTATTAATGCAAACATTAGCCGATATTTAAAGACCTTCCTACTTCTAATAAGTTAGTTCCGTCAGATTTAAAGATGATTATATCTTTAGCTGATGCAGTTGTTGTTAGTGTTGGTGCGGTTGCACCTGTAAATTTATATGCTGAATTGAATGTAAGTGTTCTGCTACCTGTTCCGTCTTGGATAATAGCTAGAGAATAAAATGCTCCTGCTTGTTGATTAGTAGGTGCGTTTAAAGTTCTATTTCCTGCAAGGGTGACTTTGGCTACTTGTTCAGTAGATAAGTTCCAATCAATCGTTGCTCCGTCTGTTAATGTTTGTTCTGCAAAATATCCTTTTTTAGCAAATAAGATATTGCTATCAGATAAGGTTAAAACTGTTCCTGTTGCTGAAGTAGATAAACCATCAATGGAAACTGTGCTATCTAAAAAATTAACAGTATCATTAGCCATATCAAAAGTGGCAAACGATATCCAAGCATCATTGTCGGCATTTCTAAATTTTAGAGTTGTTGTTGAAGTGTCATACCACCACATATAAGCATAAGTGGTAGAAGGTGCAGATGCATTTGAATTGTTAGATACAATTGCACTAAGAACCGAGTTGATATCAGCTCTAGTAGCTGGAAATCCCTGATTCGCTATGTTGTAGTCATGAGTTGCCATTTTTTCTCCTTGATATTAATATCCTTTAGCAATATAGTCAAATGTTTTACTTAATTCAGTCACTCCATTCTTAAAAGTGATGTCAAATCCACTAACAGATTTATTTGTAATCTCATAGAAATCACCACTTGATAAACCTTGTGCTGAAATTCCTATAGCTGGTGTTGAAATGAATACTGGTGAGAAAGTAATACTTTTAGTTCCTGCTCCAGATACAACATCATTTTCTGAGACCAATCTTTGTTGCATATCTGCATCAACAGATAATTCTGAAACTATTGGACAAGAGGAGTTGTTTAAACTCTCCATAAATAATCTAAATTTAAAATATCTTCCTGTATAATCACCCACAGAGAAATTTCTAAATGATGTATAACTCACATTATCATCTGATACTGCAATCTCTAAATGACTTCTGGCATTAACACTAGCATCACCATCAAAAGAACTTGCCTGAGAATCAAACAGACCTGCGACATTATCAAATAATCTATCATGGTCAGTCACAGTTTGAGTAATATTTCCTGTTAGTCTTGTAGTCTGAACACTGCCTAAGTCTATAACATTAGCAAATTCATAAGTTCCACTAGATACCAAGTTTCCGTTTTCTGTACCACCATCAAAGTTTCTTGTAGTGATATCATCAAAATTATCTGTGGTATTATCATCAAATTGCTCAACAGTATCTAATTCTAAAGTTCCATCTAATTTAACTACATTATTTTTAACACCATCAAAATCAGGATGTTCTGTAGCTGTAGAAGCATTTTGGAAGTCTCCAATAGATGCAATATTAGTAGTTATAATAGCTTCATTAGAGGAGAAGTTTCCTAGTTTATCTACTGCCTTAATTAGATAGCTACCAGTTCTCGCTGGAACAGTAACTGATGTAGCTGGTCTAGAAACCCTGTTAATTAAGGTAAAACTATTAATCCATTCAGGATTAACTGTTTCTGTAGTGAAGTTCACAACATAATAATTAAGGTCTGCGTCTGGTATGCTCTCCCAACTAAGATGAGCATCTGAACCAACAATATTAATAGCAAAATCAGTTACATCACTCGGTGGGTCAATCTCACCCACAATATCTCTTGTGGCAGTTATAGGTGTACTTTCTACACCTAATGAATTAATAGCTTTAACTCTGACTGTGTAATTATCACCAGATATAACATTCAAGACTCTATGAAATAAATCTACTGTACCTCTGCTATGAACAATAAAATTACTATCATCAGTTCTTTTGTATTCTACTTGATATTCTCTAACAAATTGGTCTGTAGAAGCACCGATAGTAATATTCATGGCAACAATAACTGTTCCGTCATTGTACTGAATTAATTCATCATCAAGAGTAATACTTGCTGGTGGACTTACAGAGAAGGGGTTTGCAAATGTAGTATTAGGAATAACATCTGATTCTGACTTCTCTGAGAAATCGTACCATGAGTTCTGGTGCTCTTGTAAAGATAGAGAACAAGTGTAGTCAGGGTTTATAGCCATACCCACCACCCTGAATGGTTTAGAACTGAAGCCTGTGATAGTGTGTGTCACATTAACGATATCCCCTATGGCAAGGTCAAGAGCTTCATAATTTGCTTTTAAATCTACCCTCAAAGTATTTCTACTTCTTGTTAAGATAATTTCACCAAACTCTAATGCTTGGTAATAATTAGTAATAGTTGGTAAATCTATTGTTGCTTCTTGTAAGAAACCACCATCTTCAGTCTTTAAGCTTTGATGTTCTGCATCCGTCTCAGGATAAACAGCAGTATCACTTTGCCAGTTCTTTTCACTGTTAATCCAGTTTAATTGAACTCTGTTATACTTCTCATTCTTCTTCTCACTAATGACTTTAATTCCACCAATGATTTTATCTTCATCTAAAGTAATAGAAGCAGTTCCACTTGTTTCAATAACTAGCTTATATTTTCCCTGTGTATAAGGTAAGAAACCTCTCATTCCTTTTAAGAGGTCTTTTGTATTTTCTATAATCTTTCTTGAAGTATCTAATACATAATTACAAGACATAAGAGAGATTGAATCTCCCCCACTGTAGGGAGTAACTGATTGGCTACAAACTCCACTTGCAGTGTAAAATGAGGGGATGTCAATATCGGTAATATCAATCCCTTTTCCATATCTTGTATTAGTTAAATAATCTAATAAACACCATGCTGGGTTATCAGTAAAAACTCCTGTTGTCTCGACACTAGAGGCATCATAGGTAGATATTTTTCTACCTTGCACCAAAGCCTGTATAGTTGGTATGCCAGTATATTTATCTGCATCCCAAGTAATCTTAAATCCAAGATAAGCAATTCCACTAAGTGGTCTTGTCTCGCTAGACCAACTGGATAGCTCATTTAATAGTGATGATTGTGATTGACCATCAATTCCATAGAATGTTTGAACTTGTATCGTTGTTCCGAATCTATCATCATTGGATGTAACAGTGCCACCATCACTAAAACTAGCACCAAAGGTAACCTCTTGGTCATTAATATATATTTTTGTAATTCCATTTATTTCACCTTCACATAAAACTAACGCACCATAAAGGTAAGTATTGTTTGATGAGGTCTCTAGGAATATACGAGTGCCACCTAATAATCTAGTGCCATAAACAACTGGCAGATGTGCATTATTAGATTGCTTATTGATTAAGACTCCTTGAGCCTGTTGATTAGAAAGCTCATCAGAGAAATCAGGAGTATCAGGAGTAGGAGCTACCCAAGAGATAACTTTATTAGCAACAAAATTAACAGCGACTGCTTTTAATATCGGAATAATAAATCCAAACATTACTCTTTACCCCATAAAATATCTTGTACTGTCAATCCTGCAAAATCCATTCCTTTATCATTAGAAAAGAATATTTGTTGTGAACCTGAATTAGTTTTTCTTCCTGCCACTCTAGAGAAATCAGCAAAGTGAGAAGTACAATTAAGAACTAATTTTCCTGAATTTGTATCAATAGAATAACTATCTATAAAACCTTTGTTGAATGTAAATGTATCTATTAAAGCATCACTAGAATCTAAGAATCCAACATCTATTGTCACTTCATCATTAGAAACCACATTATTTAAAACAATAGATACGAAAGCACTCTCTACAGCAGATAACTCTATTTGAAAGCTAGAAACATTAACCTCTGTGCTTTCTGTATTACCACTAACACTTAATAAATGTCCACTTGCTGTATAAGTGTTCGCATTATGGGTTATATCTTTATAGTGGTTGGTTAGTCTTTGGGGAGTAGGGAATAGAATCTCTACTAGGACTATTGGTTTGACAGTCTGATTAGCTAGTTCAGTTGTTAGACTTCCACTTAATCCTCTAGCCATTACAGAGCCTCAATTACATCTATTTCAAATCTATATAATCCATCTGTGCCAGTGTTGAATTGTTGGACATCATTTTGGAGTCTTACTTTTATTGGAACACTGTCATAAGTAATATTAGTGCTAGAAACTGCTGTTCTTAATGGTGGCTCAATAATTAAATCATTTCCTGTCACATCATTGTTATCAGCAACTACCATGTAAACTTTATCATGATTATCAAATTTAATTAATGAACCTGCTAAGATACTTCCACTTCCACCTGATAAAGTGATTGTAGTAGCTCCAACAGAAGCTGTGCCATCTACAGAACCTGAAATAGTTCCTCTAGCATCAGAAATAATTGGGGGAATAATAGAAAAGGTTTCTTTTTGACTTCTTTGTTTCATCACAAAGGCATAAACAGACATAAAATCTGCTCTAGTCATAGGGGGGAATGAAGCTGAGAACTTCCATCTTTGACCATCTACTTGAGTTGCAAACATTTTACCTGAATCAGTAGTGGATGTGATTGTTTTTTGCTCTGATTGGAAATTGAGAGCATTGAAAACTGGACTTGTTGGAAATGTACCACTCATTAGACTAAAGCTTCCCTTCCTTGACTATTTAAAGCATCATTAATTAAATTAACTATAGTGCTTCTTCTATCAGTTAATAATTCATCTATTCCTCTAGCATCTACAGTATTGATTGTGATATTCACATTAGTTCCAGAAGATTTCATTTGATTGTTGGGAACTACAGTTCCGTTTGTATTAGGCACAAAAAGCTCAGCACCTCTCTCGCCAATTAAATAGGGTTTATTAGCCTGAACTGTTCCACCATTAGCTCTCCCAAAGATTCCACTAATAGCACCACCAATAGTGCTTAGAACATTAGTTGTTCCACCCATGCCACCAAATATTCTTTGTGTTGCTATAGCTAATTGTTGTCTAATAATAACAGAAGCCAAATCTCTAAGAACACTTCTAGCAAAATCTTTAAATGATGCTTTTCCTGTCATGACAGCATCTGTTAAATAATCTGCAAAGTTAGTAAAGGTTCTAGCTGAAAATTCATCAAATCTTCCCAAGAAGTCTGTTGAATCTTTTATCACTGCATTAAATGCTGGAAATTTATCTTTGTTTAATTCATCAATTAATTGAGAATTATCTTTGTTTAATTGACCAAATCTCCCCAGCTCTGTGTTAGCTGTTGCATATCCATCAGATATAGCTTTTAAAATACGAGCTTCTTTTTCTTCTTTTTTGAAATTTTCGGCTAATTGTTTTGAATTTTGTGAGCCTAATTGTTTGAATCTTAGTAATTCTGTATTGGTTTCTTCTAATGCACCTTTATAGAGCATTAAAGATTCTAATGATTTTTCTTCTGCTTCTCTAAAACCACTAAACCCTACTCCAGCAGTATTTAAATTATCTGCTAAAATATTTAAGTTTCTTCCAAAGGCACTTGTCGCAATATTAAATTGGTCTTTTAAACTTGTGTTAAAGATATCTAATATATTATTAGTATCTCTTATCCCTTCTTCTACAGCATCAAAAAATGTTGTAACTTTGTCTTTTTTGTCTGCTATTCTATCTATTAAATCGGAGAGGTTTATTAAACTTTCAGCAAATAAATCAGAGAACCCACTGGCTTCATTAAACTTACCAGCAAGATTTAAAATACTGTTTCCAACAGTAATACTAGCTTGACCAATGGTTGGAGATAATTGACCAAATTGTGAATTAAGTTTTTCTGTATTGTTTAATAAGGCAGTCGCAATAACCTGAGAAGTAATCTTACCCTCTGAGCCTAATTGCTTTAGTTCACCTCGAGTAACTCCTAATTGCTTTGCAAAGATATCTAGTAAAGGGGGAATATTTTCAGAAATACTTCTAAATTCATCACCTTGTAATCTGCCTGAAGCAAAAGCCTGAGATAACTGTAAGATACCAGCAGATGCTTGAACTGCATCTACACCAGCAATAGCTATAACTTTATTAACATTCTCAGTAATCTGAACTAAGTCTTGTTGTCTTAAACTAAGGTTTTTAGCCTGTAAAGCTAACTTCTGATAAAGCTCTACTGTTTCTGCAAAGCCACCTCGTGTTCTCTGAGCTACTTCAAATAGCTTCTCTTGAACAAAAGCAAGTTCTTGAGTTGAGGTTGTAACTAATTTTAATCTGTTTTGTAAATTCTGATAAGCATTAGATAAGTCTAAAAACTGTTTAATAACAACAGAACTCGCAACAGTGACTAGGATATTCTTAAAACTTAATAAGCTTTGTTTTGTGTTATCTGTATTCTTCTTAACACTATTAAAGGCTTGTTTAGTCCTGTCATTTGCGAGAATGTCTATTTGGATTTGTCTTGCCATTTTGTTTTTGTTTTTCCTGTGTTATTTCTAAATAAGCTAACCAATGCATAAACTCATCAACTGACATTTGTTCAATCTCAGATGCTGTTTTATGTAGTCTATCAGCTAGTGCGTAAATACAGAATAGCTCTGTGTCAGAATTTATTTTTTTTTTACTTCTTCGTGAGTAGATGGTGTAATGATTTCATTTGCGACTCTCGAGAGGACATCAGCATCAACACCATGCATCAAATCTAATTTGTCTTTTAAGGTAAACATAGGTTCACCTTTTTTATCCATAGCCTTCATGATAAGAACATCAGCTAGGACTGAAACATCAGATTCTGTAGTTGTTTTGAAAAGCTTTTTCTTTTCTGCTAGAGTGAAGGGTTTAGCATAAATACATTCATCACCTACTAAACCCCACTCAGGCACTTCAATTGTTTTTACTTCAAGAGACTTGAAATGCTCTTTTGCTTTATCAAGAACAGACATACAAAATTAATATATTAAACTGTTGTCTCTGTCAATGCTCCTGAACCTTGAAAGCTATACTCAGCTTCTACCATACCATCAAAACTAGAGTTGATAGTTTTACCAGTTACTAATGCAGTACCTGAATAGTATGTATCACCTGAAGCATTTCCCTCAGGATATAGTTTTAAAGTTACTTCTGAACCAACATCAAATCCACCTTGACCATTAGTGTCGGTTTCATCCCAAAATGCTGATACTGTTGCTGTAAATTGTTTTAATCCAGCTTTATAGCTTCGGCTTGAGTCACCCATAGATGTATCTTCTATCGTATCCATCACCTCATCTATTGAAAAGCTTCTTACCTCAGCTACCTGATTGGTGTCATTATAAACTACACCTTCGCTACCTGTATGTGTTGCCATTATTATTCATTCTCCTTTTGTATGTCATTTTCTTCTTTTAATACTTCCCAAACTGGGTCTTTCTTTTTAGACTTTTTGGGTTTTGGTTGGTCTTTAATTTCTGACCATCCATTATTAAGATACTTGGTTAAATGCTCAACAAATATCTCAATCTCGCTGTCTCCTTTATAGAGACGAATCCTATTGTTCATGTGTTACCCCTTATAAACTGATAAGTAACTCTGACAGTCATGTTTATTCCCCCATAAGGGAATATAGTTCCTTCGTCTGAAGAAACTGCAATAATTTGAGTGTCAAGTGCATTACCATTTCTTGTTCTATCAGCATCTAAAGCTTCTTCGATAGCTTCTATTAACTGATTTCTTTTAGTGTCTATGTTTGTGTCAGTTCCTTTAACATAACCAACAACAACATAATCTATTCTACCTTCTCTCCTAGTTGAACCATCACCAATCGTGACATCTTCTCTTTCTTCATCTCCTGAAGATATATACACTGCTGGAAATTGTGCTTCAGAAATCTCATCAGGTTGAAAAGGCTCTCTTGTAATCTTTTTGAGTTCAACTGGACTGGTCATAGCATCTAATACTGTAATAATATTACTAGCTATGTTTTCTCTATTACTCATTTAAACTCCTAATTCTCTTAATAATCTATCTACAAATATTTCTGCTATCTTTGCTTCATCTTTTCTACTAATAGCAAAGAATGGTCTCTTTTTATCATTTGCTAATGCTTTAGTACCTTCGGCAGTTCTTGTAAAGAATATTTTACCTCTAGATGATGAAGCTTCAATAGTCATAGCTCCAAGCATCTGACCAGTAAAGTTTAAGTCAGGTCTCAGGGGTCTGCCTTCCTGCCTTCTAAACTCTGCGTATTCAGGTGTATAAGGAGCAAAGTTTCTTCCTTGAAAGTCTAATCCTTTAAGAGTTCTTCTTGAGATGTTCCCTCTTTGGAATTGTGATGCTTCTAATAAACTTTTCTTAAAAGCTGTTGGTTTTCTTGCTTTGAGTCTATCAAAGAATCTTTTAACTTGTTTGTCTCGTATATTGACTTTAAGTTCCATCTATCTCACTAATCGCAGTGAATGGATAGCTTCCTTTTCGTCATTTTGGATAGTTGAATCCCCATCATCATCATATTCCACCCCATCAAATAAAATTTGTTGGAACTCTTTTTCAAATTTATCTGAATAGTGTTTAATCATGACTTGGAATCTATCTTCCTGTCCTTCAGGGTTAAATCTAGTTAATTTAGGAAGTGCATATTCAGATAAAACTCGATAGACAGCACATCTAGTAAATTGAGATTCAGTTAATTTACTGGCATCCATTTCTTCAGGCACAAGTCTAGAGATATCTCTGTAGTCTCTGTTCTTGTATCTTTCCCACCAATCTATTCTTAATCTTCTTTCAATGTCTGATT